ATTAAAGCAAGAACCAAATGCAGAGATGATTTTTTAGAGTTTGTAAAAATGATGTGGCAAGGCTTTATCATGGGCAGACATCACAAGATACTTGCAGACAAATTTAATCGCATAGCACAAGGCAAGTTAAAAAGACTTATCGTGTGCTTACCACCAAGACATTCCAAATCAGAGTTTGCATCTACATTTTTTCCTGCATGGATGATGGGACTAAACCCAGCACTAAAAATTATTCAAGCAACTCACACCGCAGAACTAGCTGTAAGGTTTGGTCGTAGAGTTAGAAACATTATTGACTCAGAAGATTATCAAACCGTTTTTCCTAATATTAGTTTATCAGGTGACAACAAGTCAGCAGGTCGATGGACAACCAATGATGGCGGTGAAGCTTTCTACTCAGGAGTTGGTGGTGCTATTACAGGTCGTGGTGCAGACTTATTAATCATTGACGATCCACATTCTGAGCAAGATGCTATGTCACCAACTGCAATGGATGCAGCTTGGGAATGGTACACATCAGGACCACGCCAAAGGTTACAGCCGGGTGGTACTATCATCTTAGTAATGACACGATGGTCAACTAAAGACTTAGCAGGTCGATTACTTAAAAGACAGTCAGAAGCACACGCTGACCAATGGGAGCTTGTTGAGTTTCCTGCAATTATGCCTGAGTCTGATGAGCCTTTATGGGCAGAGTTTTGGAAGAAAGAGGAACTCTTGGGTGTAAAAGCATCTTTACCAGTATCTAAATGGAATGCTCAGTGGATGCAAAATCCAACAGCAGAAAGCGGATCAATTATAAAAAGAGAATGGTGGAAAACTTGGGAGAGTGAAGAGATTCCTGCGTGTGAGTGTATTATACAAAGCTATGACACCGCATTTAGTGCAAAAGAAACGGCTGACTACTCGGCTATAACGACATGGGGCATATTTTATCCTGAAGAAGGCGATGAAGCTTCTGTCATATTGTTGGATGCAACAAGGCACAGAGTAGATTTTCCTGAGTTGAAAAAAATAGCTTTAGAAGAATATAAATATTGGGAACCTGATATTGTTTTAATTGAGGCAAAAGCCAGTGGTACGCCTCTAACACAAGAGCTTAGAAAGATAGGTATACCTGTACAATCTTACTCACCGAGCAGAGGTCAAGACAAGATAGCTAGAATGAACTCTGTTTCTCCCATGTTTGAAAGCGGTATGGTGTGGGCAACAGAAGATGCATTTGCTGAAGAAGTTATTGAAGAAATGGCTTCTTTTCCTTATGGAGAAAACGATGACTTTGCTGACTCCGCAACCATGGCATTGATGAGAATTAGACAAGGTGGCTTAATTGAGCTAGGCACAGACTATGAAGATGAGGTATCATTTGATAGAAGAAAGCTAAGTTATTACTGATGAAAATATTTATTACAAAATTTATTCATGACGGTCAGGAATATTGTGGACCTAATATACACGCTGAAGACTTAGAGGTAGCTCAAGCCATAGCAGAAATTGACGGTTACATAGTACAAGGAGAGTTGACAGACTTAGTACAGTTCAAAGAAGACGAGAAGAGGGTCTTACATTAATTTTTAATATATAATAAATCACTATGGCAATTGAAAGAAAATTAGGCACAGAAGACAATCCTGACATTGTGGATCAGGGCAAAGCTGTTGATATAGAAGCAGAAGCACCTTCCTTTGAAGAGCAACTGATGGAATCTTTAGAGGTTACCATCAACGATGATGAAATTATTATTGATGAAGCTCAAGAAGAAGAAGAACAAGAAATGCCATTTGACGCTAATTTGGTTGAATATTTAGATGACTATGTTTTAGGTTCCATCTCTAAAAAATTAATTAACGATGTAGAAAACGATAAAGAATCTCGTAAAGAGTGGATGAAGACTTACACAGACGGTCTTAAATATCTTGGCATGAGATTTGACGAACAAAGAAGCCAACCCTTTGAAGGTTCTAGTGGTGTAATTCATCCTATCTTGGCTGAATCTGTAACTCAATTCCAAGCACAAGCATACAAAGAACTTTTGCCTGCACAAGGACCTGTTAAAACACAAATAGTTGGACAAAGAGATGCCAACACAGAAATGCAAGCAGAAAGAGTGGCTGAGTTCATGAATTATTACATTATGAACGAAATGCCTGAATATGATCCTGAGTTAGATCAATTGTTATTTTATCTACCATTATCAGGTAGTGCATTTAAAAAAGTCTATTACGATGCATCCATAAGAAGACCTGTATCAAAGTTTGTACCTTCTGAAGATTTGCTAGTTCCATATGAAGCAACCGATCTGCTTAGTGCAGAACGAGTAACTCATATTGTGTCTATGAGCAACAATGAAGTAAGAAAATTACAACTTTCAGGATTTTATGCAGACATAGAGTTAACAGGCAGTGAAGTAGAAACACGAGACACGGTTACAGAAGAAATTGATAAAATACAAGGTGTTGAGCCTGAGTATAATAACGATGAACAAAGACGGTTGTATGAAATACATACAGTTGCAGAAATAGAAGGCTTTGAGGACTTAGATCAAAATGGTGAGCCAACAGGATTAAAATTACCTTACATTATTACCATTGACGAATCTTCACAAAGAGTTTTATCTATTAGAAGAAACTATGAGCCTGATGATCCAATTAAAAATAAAATTAATTATTTTGTTCAGTACAAGTTTTTACCGGGCTTAGGATTTTATGGTTTAGGTCTTTCACATATGATAGGTGGTTTATCTAAAGCCACAACATCTATTTTAAGACAGCTTATCGATGCAGGTACTTTATCTAATTTACCAGCAGGTTTTAAAGCTAGAGGCATAAGAATTAGAGATGAAGCATCTCCTTTACAACCGGGTGAATTTAGAGATATAGACGCACCGGGTGGTGCTTTGCGTGATGCATTGATGCCATTGCCTTATAAAGAACCAAGTGGAGTTTTATTTAGCTTGCTTGGATTATTGGTTGACAGTGGTAAAAGATTTGCATCTATTGCCGATATGAATATTGGTGATAGTAATGCAGCTATGCCTGTTGGTACAACTGTAGCTTTATTAGAAAAGGGTACAAAAGTCATGAGTGCAATTCACAAAAGATTGCATTACTCACAAAGAACAGAATTTAAAATTTTGGCTAGAGTCTTTGGTGAATTCTTGCCACCAGTCTATCCATATGAAACAGGTAGTGGCTCAAAAGAAATAAAATTAGAAGACTTTAGCAAGAAGGTAGATGTCATACCTGTATCTGATCCAAACATATTCTCCATGAGTCAAAGAATAGTGATGGCACAAGAACTATTAACCATGGTTCAATCTAATCCTGAAATACATGGACCACAGGGTATATATGAGGCTTATTACAGAATGTATTCTGCACTTGGTGTGGATAACATAGAAGCTTTGTTATTGCCACCACAAGATATGACACCTAGACCTGTAGATGCAGGTATAGAAAATAGTGGTTTATTGCAGGGTATTCCTGCTAATGCTTTTGCAGAACAAAATCATGAAGCACACATAGAAGCACACAAGAGTTTGTTTTTGACACAAGGTGTTCAAATGAACCCACAGTTGCAATCTATGATTATTGCTCATGTCATGCAACATTTACAATTTTTAGCTAACCAAATAGCAGAACAACAAATGCCACCTGAAGCACAACAACAAATACAACAAATGATGCAACAGGCACAAACACTTGATCCACAATCACAAATGATGGTACAACAACAAGTGCAAGGCATTATTGAAAGCATGAGTTCTCCAATCTTGGCACAACTCTCAACCGAGTTCTTGGCTTCTATTCAACCACCACAACAACAAGACCCATTGGTTGCTATTAGGCAACAAGAACTTGGCTTGCGTGATAAAGAGATAGAGTTGAAAAACCAACAGTTTGCTTCTAAAGAACAACAAGATGCTATGGAAAAATCTGCTGAGTTGCAATTACAAAAACAAAAAGCAGATCAACAAGCAATGAATGCATCAGAAAAAAATGACATTGCAAAAGAAAGACTTAGACAACAGGCTGAGTTAAAATTAATCGACTTACAAGCGAGGATGAATAAATGACAAGTTCAATCAACAAAAAAATTCAGGAGCAGATAAAAGAAAAGAAAATGCTTCAAAAGGCTAAAGAGCAAAATGCAGAAGCTATGTTAAAAAGCATTGAGGTTATGGAACCTGAAGCAGAAGTGGTTGTAGAAGAAGCACCTAAGCCAAAAGCTGTAAAAGCTCCTACAAAGAAAAAAACAGTTGCAAAGAAAACAACAACAGTAAAAAAAACTAATGCCACTAAAAAAGGGAAAAAGTAAAAAAACTATTTCTGCTAATATTAGTGAATTAGTTAGAAGTAAGGCTAGTCCAACTAGAAACAAAGCTATAAAAAGTTTGGCTAAAAAGCTTGATGTTCCTTACAATAGAGCCAAACAAATACAAGCTCAGGCTATTGCTCTGAGTCAAGCAAAAAAATAGGAGTAAACAATGAAAGCGAAAACTTCCCTTAAAATAAAAGGTCAAGGAAGCATTCCATTGTCTCAGCCAAAAAAGGTCAAGGTTGAAGCATTCAAACCGGGCAGTGGTAAAGGCAAAAGCAGAGGCAAAGGAGCTGCTTTAAGAGGCAATAATTTCAGTGGAGTGTATTAATCTATGGACAAGTATGATTTTATTCATGCTCTGAGAAAAGATTTAAAAAGTAGAGAGGAGCAAGTACACGATATTGTCATGTCAGGTGGAGTAAAAGACATGGAAAATTATCAATTTTTAATGGGAGAAATCTCAGCAATATCCTATATTCATGATAAGATAAAAGAACACTTACATGACGAAGGAGATATTGTCGATGACTAAAGAAGTTAAAGTAGATAAAAAAGAAGATACAATAAGTTTAGATGAGGCTTTTGTAAAAGAAGATGACAGGGTTTTAGACCCATCATTGATTGACAAAAGTATTGTCGAAAGAATGCCTCAACCAACTGGTTGGCGTATTTTGGTTTTACCTTATAGAGGTAAAGGTGTTACCGAAGGTGGCATTTTACTGACAAAGGAAACCATAGAAAAGGAAACCTTAGCGACTGTAGTTGCTTATGTAGTAGCCATGGGTCCTGAATGTTACCAAGATGAAAGAAGGTTTAAAGATAAAAAACCTTGGTGCAAAAAGGGTCAATGGGTTCTTATAGGCAGATATGCAGGCTCTAGGTTTAAATTGGCGGATGATAGCGAAGTCAGAATCATTAATGATGATGAAGTCATTGCTACCATTCTTAACCCTGATGACATCGTTTCAGCATAGGAGATCATATGATTGAAGAAACAAACGAAGAACTTCAGGTTCAACTTGACGATCAAGAGGAAGCTACAGAATCTGTAG